AAAAAAAAAAAAAAAAAAAAAATACAAAAAATCAAGAATTTTTTTTACAAAAACCCTTGACAAATAAGCGTAAATGTGGTATAATATAGATACAGTAAAGAAACCACCACCACACCACCCGCCAAGCGCGGGAGAAAGAAGAGAGAAAGACATGAAAAAAATTATTGCTGACGGCTGGCACAAGTATGGCGTCTACGACCTGTATATCGAGGGCGGGCGCGTCCTGCGAGGCACCACGAAGGGATGGAACGCCAAAACAGTCTATCCCTACAAGCGCAACCCGCGCGGCGGTTGGGTCAAGGGCGCTCCGCTGTATAGCACACTCCGACGCAGTAGCGCATGGAAGATGATGTAAGGCGCACCGCATAGCCAACTAAAGCACACACGGAACGCCCAACACACACCACCACACCACCCGCCAAGCGCGGAAGATATGAAGGAGGATTATAGCATGAAATTCAAAACCACACAAAAGGCAATCAAGCAAGGGTACAAGAACGTTATCCGGGTATCATATTGCGGCCTGCAAAGCCTGCTAAACTGCGAAAGCCCAATAGCCTACACGACGCGCGCCGAAGGTTGGGGAGCGGATATATACACATTCGGCAATACCGCAATCGTGACGGGATATGCGCCCTTCGGCAACATTCGCCCCGAATACGAGCTCTGCCAAAAGTACGAAAAAGCCGCCGAAAAAGTCCGCTGTAATTATGAGTTGTCATATACAAAGAGAAAAGAGCGGTTGCAAGAGCTTATCACAGAATTTATACAGGAGGTAACACAATGAAAAAAGCGGATATTTTGAATATGGAAAGCGTTGCATATTATAGCGGCTTTACCGGGCTTGAGATTAAAGGCATTGAATACGGTATCAATGATTACTTGCTTTGTGTTTCCGGGGCATGGGGCGCAAAATCAAAGCAAACGCCCCACAAGCTAAAAATCTATTATGACAACAGCGGCGGCTTTGTCCGCTTGCATGGGTACAAAATACCTATGAACGAGTGTATTAGAAGGGGGGTTTAATCATGGGTGCAGTGAATTAATGGAGGAATTGCAAACGCAAGCCGCCCGGCGCAGGTCGGGCGGCTTTACTCTTAGGAGGTGAGAGCACCTGAAAGAGTGGAAAACACCGGGAGGAATGGCGGCGGCGATCTGTTTGGATATGCTAAAACAGCCGCATTTACTAATAGCAGGTAGCACCGGGAGCGGTAAAAGCGTACTAATAAATAGTCTAATATATACGGCGCTTTACAGGTCACCGAACCGCTGCCGCTTCATCCTGATTGACCCGAAACGGGTGGAACTGATCGACTATAAGCAATTACCGCATTGTATCCGCTACGCCTCCGAACCGGGAGACATTGGCGCCGCTCTTGTTTGGGCGGTCGAGCTTATGGAAGAGCGATTTAGACTGATGCAAGCCGCCCGACAGAAGGAAAGCACAGAAAGCGAAATATATGTTATTATTGACGAGTTCGCCGACCTTATGATCACGCAAAAACGGCAAACCATGCCCAATCTCATCAGATTAGCGCAACTCGGAAGAGCCGCACACATTCATTTGATTTTAGCTACTCAGAGACCGACACGGGATATCATAACAGGAGCAATAAAAGTAAATTTAGATAGCCGGGTTGCGCTGCGCTGTCCGACCGGGCAGGACAGCCGAAATATAATTAACATCAAAGGCGCCGAAACGTTGCCCCGGTACGGCTTCGGCTACTACCTAACACCCGAAACACTGACGCCGCAACTAATCCGCATACCATACACAGACCCCGCCGAGCTTGCCGCCCGCGTGAGGTGGTGGACAGACCAAAACAAAACCCTGTTTAGATGGTTTTACCGCCCGACATAATTGTCGGGCGGTTTTTTTGCGCTTGCCGCTGTGACGCTCTGTGAGGCGTTTTTAGCGGCTTTTCTTTGTGGGGTAGTAACTATACCCTCGACACGCAAAACGCCCCTCAGAGAGCCTCAGAGAGCCTCAGAGAGCCCGAAAAACGACCGAGAGACCCGCCCGGAACGGCGCCGCCGTCCGAATGGGTCTCTTTTGTTTCGGTGAGAGTTAGCCGAGCTGATTTTTGACCTTCTGAAAAGTCCTTTCTGCGGCTTTTCGGAAAATGAAAAAGTTTATTTTCTCAGTCGTTTTCCTCACCGTCATCAGGTGGAAGTTCATCAACCACCACGGAATCAAGATAACGCTGCCGCACCTCTTCCGGGTCTCTTGCATCACCGAGAGGGTTGTTCGGCGTAACAGTGATGTCCTGCTTGTCGGCATAGCCGAAGTGATTCTTTCCGAGGAAGATTCCAACGATCGGGTTAATCTTGCCATCGACCATCCAATCTTCCCACATTGCTTCGAGAATTGCCCTCGCTTTTTTTATAAGGGGTGTATGTGTGGACTCTCTGCAATCGCCAACTTGCCACTGATAAAATGTCCTTCTGTCGATACCAAGTGCATTACACATCCCGGAAACAGTCGGCTTGATGTCATCTTCCATGCAATGATGGAAGTACCAAATAATACGCTCTTCAACCTGTTTCTCATCGGATATATCAATCACAGGCAAGTCCCAACTCGCAAGAGCGTGTCGCAAATATCGACCCCTATCCCCCGGTAAAAGATTTTCATTTCCGTTCCAGGAAAGGTCTTTTCTTTTCTTTCTCGGAACAAGGTCTTTCGAGCCTTGCGGTCTACCTCTTTTGACTTTCTTTTCTTCATCCATTTCGAATTACCTCATTTTCAATTTTTGTAGGGAATATAGGGAATATTTTTTACGCAAGAGTTCTTATAGGGGTATATGTATATATACTCTTTTATCTCTTACGCAAAGACTACTAAAAAAGTTCCCTAACTTCCCTAATAGCTTAACCCCTTACGCAAAGAGGACTAAAAAAGTTCCCTAACTTCCCTAAACGAGTTGTATTTCTTTTAAGACATTCGGTTTAATGCTCAGTCCACATACATACCAGTCGCTTGCTTTCCTTACGGGATAACCTCTCATAGCTATCTCATTATAGAAAGTAGTAGAGCCAACGGGTTTATATCTGTTGTCGGATTTCATACACCAACGGCTATACGCAGAGAACAATTCCCCTCGCAAAACCTTTTCTTCACCACCGATCACACACATTTCGGAAATAAAGTTGCCAATACGGTCGTGCATTTTTCGGTAATTGCGTGTAGCTTCTCGCACACATTCGGGAGGGTTGAGACCGTTTTTCATATAATCCATGCACCCATCAAACAGCCATTTCAAAATGGTAGGCTTGTTGTCGGGGTCTGAGAACAACTCTTTAAGTCCTTTATCACGCTTGTTTTCATCAAATTGCTCATTGAACTCGATTACCCATATTCTGTCGGACATGAACACGGTATCATCCGTTACTGCCGGGAGATGATTGGTGTGCAGCCATAATGTGAATTGGGGAGTGAAAGTAAACGATGCTTCATANAAACCTCTCGTAACGAGACTATCCCGCCCGGTCATCGCTTTCATCGCTGCCGCATCTAATCTGACATCTTTCGGAGACTCGCTCATTGTAACCAGGCGAGTTCCGACAAGTCGTGCCAATGTGGGTTGAGGAGCGTTAAAATCTGTGCTTCTACCCGTCTTAGGCTCACATATAAGGTCTGTTGGCGCATTGTTTGCATAGTCCTCTCCGAGAACATTTTCAATAGCTTTGATAAGTGTACCTTTACCGTTACGGGTTTGAGAACCGTACATCATGAACATACACTCCTCGCGGTTTACGCCTAATAAGCTATAACCCAACGCCCGTTGAAGGAAAGCCGCTTTCTCTTTGTCTCCGCTCATAACCTCATCGACAAATTGATACCATCGTTTACACTTTTTCTGATTGGCGTTAGGTAAACTACAAGTGGTTTTCATTGTGATGTTGCAGTCGATGATATTATCAATCATCTTCCCTGTTTTAAGGTCATAGGCACATCGGGGAGTGTTTAAGATATACGGGTTTCGGTTCATGTCTTTCAAGGGCATACGAACCATTGTTTTAAGAACTTCCAAGATATTTCTCATCGCTGTATTCTTGCGAATCGATTTGATATACTTTTGATAGTTCTCGATAATTTCCACTTCTGACTTGTCCTCATTATTGAAGTCGATTTCCTGGCAGTACAGCACAAGCAGGTTGAGCAAGGTTTGAAGCATATCGGATGCAATACCGACATCACCCTGTCTTTCCCAACGAGAGCCGTCATGAATATACCAATCTCCACTTTGAGGGCAAAATCTGATATTCTCCTCATAGACATCTTTCATGAGGGTAGCAGAGCCAATATCATCCCATGTATAAAACATTGCTTTGTGCGGATGCAGTTCCATGAGCTTAAACATTATCCGGCTTTGCTCTTCGTCCTCAATCGCACATCCTTTTGAGTCGAGATAATAAAAGTCATTCTCCATCAGTTTTCACCTCCTGTATTTTGTTACGCTGTTTGTGATAGTCTGTATTTCACTCGCCGGGAGTGGAGGAGTACAGGCTATTTGATTGGCGTATAGTAGTTCCTGAAAGATTTCCTTTTTTGAGTACCCCTGATTGTGGAGCTGCCCGGCGAGAGAGGTAAGAGACAAGTTTCTCATTCCTCTCGGTATAGGCGGGTACTTCGGTCTGAGAGAGATTTTCCCGTTCTCCGGCTTCTCATACAATGGGGAATAGATACGCTGAGAGCTGCCGGAGCTGTCGTTTTCCTTCACGGTTTCCGGGAAGTACTTGCCGACAACATAATCAATCGCTTCCTGATTTTCTATCATCGTCTCATAGATGAGTTTTTCGCCCGTAACGATGAAGTATCGGCTGCTCTTGTAAATCTCCACCCCATTACCGTTATTCTTACCCTTGAAGGGTAAATCGCCTTTGAGCAGGATGTGAACACCTCTACCGCTTCTCGACTTTTCGGTATACGATCGACAAGCTCGCATAATGTCGATGCTTGTTTCGGACAAAAAGCCGTCCTCATCGAAACCGCAGTCGATGTCGATACCTACAATTCCATTGTTGTTGAACACAAACCCGATATGGTCGTAGATACCATCGCTGACGGCTTTCTGCGCCGTCTCAAAATCGCACCAAGTTTCCGGGTTGACGGACGATGCGCCTTTGCGTTCGTTGGCTTTCATCGGTATCTTCGAGCCATTCCATACACACACCCATTGCGGCAGAGCGGTAATTTCAGGAGGGAGATTGGCGTATCTCATGACTGTTTACTCCTTTCCTTTTCGGCAAGGGCTTTCTGTATGCGCTCGTTTGCTATGTCGCAGTAGTGCTTGTCAATCTCAAAGCCTATGAAGTTGCGCCCTGTGTTGATACAGGCGATTGCGGTTGTGCCTGAGCCAATACAATTGTCTAAGACTGTTTCGCCTCCATTGGTGTAAGTCTTGATAAGATACTCCATCAGCTTGACAGGTTTCTGTGTAGGATGCCCTCCCTTGAATCTCGTTTGAGGTATCTCAATTATAGATTTGGGGTAATACCACTCTGAGTAGTGAGGTTTATACGTAAACTTACCGTAATTTGTTGAATCACCGCCCGTTGACTTTAAGACCTTTTTTCCCTTAGTCATTTCAGGGTTATATGTTGGAGACTTTTGATAAAATACCAAAATATCTTCGTGACTTCTAAGCGGTTGCTTTTTAGCGTTCAAAAACCCCGTAACTTGCCCTTTACTCCAGACAAGCGAGTACTTAAACCACTTTCTATTACTTTGTATCAAATCAGTTGTAAAAGGCTGAGTGGCTGTAAGAACAATTGCACCATTTTCTTTTATTACTCTCTTGTACTGTTCCCATAGTTTTTCAAACGGTATAACGCGATCCCATTTGTTTCTTGCGGTAACTCCATACGGCAAATCACACAAAATCATATCCACACTTTTATCTGGTATTCGCTTCATCCCCTCCAGACAATCCTCGTTGTAAATCTTATTTAGCTCAATCATTCTGTACCTCCGAGGATGCTGCCTTTCCTTTCTTCTTAGAGGAAACGGATGCCGCAAAGAAATACTTGTCATCCACGCAAAGCGGATAGTCTTTGAACAAAGTGCTTTCCGTAACCTCTCCCTTTTCGATAATCGCATTGGCGGCATTGACTCCCATCTCATTGCGAGAGAAGTCTTTTCCTGCCCTCATAATAAATCCAACCTTGCCATCTTTTACAGTTAATTTCATAGTGAACTCCTTTCATTGTTCCATTTATCAACATCAACACCGATGTCTTTCAGTTTGTGTTTGCAAAGCCATGCGCCGTCATCCTGCATCTCGTAGTAGTCTCTCAACCTTTGATGCTCTGCGGAAAACTCATCGTAGAATCGTCTCAGCCGTTTTTTACCAAAACCGAAACAGGAATGCAGCACCCACAGAATCATTGCATCTACATCGGTTGAATATTTTGCATCTGCTTCGAGTATCTGTCGATTGATTTCAATGTTCATGGCTTTCGTTTCTGCCGCCGTGAAGGTTGCCCCAAAGATTTTGCCACCGCTCTTCTTAATAACCATGACTACACCTCCTCCCGAAACACGTCGTGTATGAACTCGTCATCCGTAGGAATACGCAAGGTGTTCTTCTGAGGGTCAATCAGTAGGAAATATCCTTTACTCATTTCTTTTGCTCCTTTCGTAGTTTAGAGATAAGATATTCTCCGTCTATGGAGGTAAGCATTTTGTACCACCCGGAACGGAAGAATCGCTCGATTTCTGTTATGGCTTGCTCGTCATCCCATTTGAGAGCCGCTCGATAGTCTTCACAGGCTTGAACGACAATTCCGTTGGCAAGGTTTTCAATGAATGTTGACTTACTCATCGGAGTTCCGTCCTCCGAACGGCAGGTCAATCAATTCCGGCTTATTGTCCTGAGTCCATAGCGCACCGAGCAAGTTCCAAAGGAACGCCCGGTCGTGCGGCTCATCCTCATCCCCCCGGATGAATTTCAAATAATGGCGCACACCGCTGTCAATATAGCAGTGAAGAGGAATACCCCGCTCCCAATTCCGTTCACCGTATTTGGCGCAACCGTCCTCATAATGTTTGGAGACCTCCAACATAGCCGTTGAGAGACTTCCGTAACGAGCTTCTGAAAATGCTTTGATTGCACACACGAGAGAAGTCTTGTTGCCGGAACAAACATACTGATTGATACGGAAAAGAATTTCATCGTTCATCATATCGGCAATCACATTGAGAGGGAGTAGGTCACATCTGCCTTTGCCCTCGCCAATGTCTCTGACCGCCCCTGAATCAAACTTGCGGCGTTCGCCGCTGTCTTGCAGTGCCATATAAATACCTCACTTCCTGCCCTCAGTTTCGCTCTGAATGGCTCGTACTTTGCCGATGAAGTCCCGCAAGGAGCGAGGGCGGTAGCTGAGACCGCCGCTCGCTGTCAGCTTGCGAGGTGGTGTTGTTTCCTCAAACTCGAACATCACAAACTGCCCGTTGATACAGGCGAGGACACCCGGAGAACTTCTCGTATAGTAGATACCCTCAGAACTAAGGTATTTCGTGCATTCCCTCAGCAGTTTGGATTCTGCCATTATCAGTTACCGAGCAGAGAGTCAAGGTCAAAGCCGCCGCTCTTCTTCGGTGCTGTCTTGCTTGCGGTAGAAGCAGCTTTCATCGGAGCGGGAGTCTGAACTTCCTCTTCATCGAAACCGTCAGCCGGGGCTTTATCTCCGAGATGAATGAAGGTGACAGTCTTGTTCGGGTCTTTGTTGGACGGCCGAACATCGTGTTCCACAGTGCCCTGAATGTAGTGACTCACAAGGTCGTTGGGGTCGATTTCGGTGAGCGTGTAGTCCTGCAAAGCGGTCTTTGCAAAGAAGGAGAAAGCATTGTACGCACCCTCGTTCATAGACCCGTCCTGCTTCATAAGGTGGAAGCGTTCGGTATGGGTCTGACCCTTTGCGGTTTTCATCTTGACTTCCAACTTGCCGAACTCTTCCTTGTAAGAGACCTCGATGATTTTGAAAATGTGCGTTCCTTCCGGGATAAGGGAAAAACCCTCGGTTAATGCGATTTTAGCCATTTGCTTTATCCTCACTTTCTTTTATTGTTGGCGTTCACGATGAGCGCACCTGCGATGACGATGATGAGTTCTGCCATAACGGTTACGAGAACTCCTGCAACGAATGGATTGACATACATTTACTTTTCCTCCTCAATAGTTTTGGTCGTGATACGATAGCTGACCTTAGCTCTCGTGTACTTGTCGAGCAGACCGTCCGCTTTCAGACCGTCCTTGTCGATTTCAGAGGTCTCGGAGCGAGAGACATTCCACTCATACTTCTCACCACGAATGGAAACCTTTTTGTCTCCGTCCCGGAACTGAGCGAGAGCGTGTTGCTTGATGATGTCAGTAACGACCTTCAAGCGTTTTTCAAGCGGCTCAATGGGGGCAGAGAGACGGTCGATTTCTGCTTTCAGTTCCTCACCTTCTCGGAGCAGAGCTTCGATGTCAGACTCAGGGTTGAGCGTGTTCGTGCGGAGTTCTTTCAGAATCTCAGCATCGGCTTTCTCATCGAACGCCGGAGAGATACCCGTCTCTACATGGTCTTTCCACCACTTCTCAGCCTTTTTCACGAGCTTCTTGAACTCAGGGTATCTCTCGGACACCTTGAATGGAACGATGATGGTGTTCTTTGCACTCGGAACGAACTGCGAAGGGTCTTTGTAGTCCTTCTCGGCGAGGAAAGATGCTACCATGATGACATCATCAATCCCAAGCAGATAGGCGTATAGAGCCGCCTGTAATGCGTAGTATTCCGGCACATCGTTTGCCCAATCCTCCGCTCTCTTCGTTGTTTTCATTTCAAGGACGGCGATAGGCTTACCATCCTCATCGTAGAGCAGATAGTCCCACATACCGCCGAAAATCGGCTCATCCTTGAAAAAGTCTCCGTATGTACGGTTGAAGTAGTCCTCGCCGTAGATGTCGGTCGGGGTGACAATGTTTGTCATGAAGTAGGACTTCTTCATGAACTGAGCCTGTTTCGGCTCGATGGTCTTACCTGCGGCAGTATAGATGGTTTCCTCGAAAGGCTTCTGATAAGTCCTCGTGATTTCGCACCATACCTCGAACGGCGTAGACCACGGATTCAGACCGAGAACGGTTGCGAATCGGGTTGCCGTCAGCTTCTTCGGTCTCTTCGGGGGTACGACCTTGATTTTGTTTCCTTCTAACCATTCCATGATTTATTCCTCCTATATGTTGTAGTTCTCGACTATTTTGCCGACCTTCAAAACAAGCTGCTCACAAGCGGACTTCGAGATTTTGGTAAATCCTTCGGTCTTGATTGCCACCTGCTGAATGAACTCTTCCTGAGTAGAATCGACCTCTTTCAACTTTTTCAAGACGGCTTTTAGAGCTTTGATTTGCAGCTCATCGGCGTTGGCTTCCGGGGCGGTGAGACCCTGTTTGATTTCCTCACGCTTCTCGGTGGAAACGGGCTTCTTCGGCTCTGCTTTCGGAGCGGGAGCATCCTCGCCGGACTCGGCATCGAACGCATCGACTTCGATCACATCGAGGATGAGGAAGTAGAGATAACGGCGCATATAGGTGATTTCCGCACCGAGACCCTGTACCTCGTTCATACGGAACTTGCCCGGCTCTGCAATGGAACGGGCGGTAAACTCAACGACCACCTGCTCATCGGGGTTGTCGAGGTTGATGAATCTGCCGACCGCCTTGCTATCGGGGAAGCTCGTGAGGAATACGCAGTTGAAGTTCGAGAAAATCTCGGTTGCTACGGGGACAATATCTTCAAGTTCGAAGTATTTGAACTCGGCGTGAAGGTTGACACCCGACTTTGTTACGCCCCTACGAAGGAACTCAATCCTTGCGGCAAGGAGCTTCTGCCACACATTCATTGTGGCGGTATCAACGGTTGCTTCATTTTTCTTTGTTGTCATTTTTCAGTCCTCCAATAATTTGATGATTTGCTTTTTCAAGCTGTTGATTTTACGAGTGTTCTTCTTCGGCGGCTTGATTCCGAGGAAGTCCTTCACATACTTTTCTGCAAGTCGTACATACCAACTCTTGTCTATCATCTCGATGCTCAACTCGTTGTTGTTGTCGATGAGACAATGGGGAGGGAGACCTGCGATTTTCGCACTTGCTCCTGTTTCCGAGTGGACTTTGTAGAGCGTACCGTACCGTCTGTCTTTAGTGGCATACACACGGTTGCATTTCTGAATCGGTACTTCCTCTTCACCCACTATTTGGAAAGCGGACGAGTATTTGCTTGATGCTTTTGCAACAAGCTGAAATGAGAGCATTTCATTACAACTTTCGATGGTATCGGCTACCGGGATGCCTTTTGCAAAATAGTCGAGGAGAGCTTTTGCAACGATGGTCGCATTGTTGTTGATATTAAACGCTCCTGCCGGAGCAATCCCTCGTACAAGGTAGCCGCCTTTGATTTTGGTACTACCATCGGTCGCAATCTCGACATAGTTGTTGACATCCTTCTGTACGATTTCTGCAATGCAGTCCTCTTCGAGTTCAAAGCCTGTTCTGTCTTGCCATTCCTGACAGATAGCATCGTAGGTTTCGAGGTCACAATCATCGAGACTTACCATAATACCATCGGTGTTGAGCTGTACGACCTTTAAGGTAGGACACTCTGCCACAAGGTGATTGGTGAGTTCCAACAACCTGAGCTGCCCTGTAATGCACACAGACCGTCCCATCAGAGGGTCAAAAAGGTCGTTGTACTTGTTAAGCATCGCACCGTAAGTGGTGTTTGCTACGAGCTTTAGAGCATTGGCGGTTGCCTTGTCTCCCGACTTCTTCGCTTGCATTCGAGTTTCGAGCATTACTGCGTAACTCTCAGGGTCAGGGATACTGCGACTGCAATACCCATCGAGAGTCATCAAGTGCGGATAATAACTTGCAACATCTCGGTTACGAATGGAGCGTGTTTCGGTGGACTTTTCTCGGTATGTGGGAATTGCACCATGGATACCTCCATAACCAAGTGTCACCTGACATTCTCCGATGTCAAAGTTCAGCTTGCTCGTGAAAACAACCTCATCGGATAGAGATGTGTCATACAATCGGTTGAAGAACTCGAATACCTCATCGGGGATGTACTCACGGAGCAGATTGTCCGGGTAGACATATTGCCGTTCGTCATCGTGTTCTTTCGGTTGAGCATCGAGATAAGCTGCGGTCAACTTAGCGTTTGTCATATATAATGCTTTGTTGTCCTCAATACCTTTGGCTCTTCCAAGCATGAGCTTGTTTTCGATGTAGTTCTTTCTCAGGTGGTAGAGCTTTTCGGTAGCATCAACATCGTGCTTACAGTAGAAGATAGTCTCTTCAAGCTCTTCCTCTGTGAGCGGACGGTCAATGTTGAAGTCAACCTCAGACTCTCGAATATCCATTCCGAGATGGGCTTCAATCGCTTTCAGCGAAAGTCCTGCCTGACAGTCATCGAAAAGGTCAAATTGTTCGAAGTAAACCTTGCAGTCTCTTACGAGCGGATGTTGCCATCCAACCTCGCCGTGAACGATGACATAATCGCTGAGTTCCTTGATTTGTTCCGGGGTCGCATCTGAGCAAACCGCTTTTAAGATGAATTGATCGTAGTGCTTGTTATTAAAACCTGCCAAGAGAGGAGAGGTTTTCATAAAGTCTTTGACCGCTTCGTTGTCGTTGTGGATGACCGTATATTCGCCGTTATCGACATCCTTAAAAACAAAGAGCCAATCGTAAGCGAACACCTCACAGTCGAATATGTGCATCATCTCACCTCAAATAAGCTGTCGAGCCATTCAGGGCGTGTCTGTGGAGGTTTCCATGACTCCTCTCGAACTGCAAACGCATCTCCGCATTGAATGATATCGGGGTAGTTATCGTTTGCGATTGCTATAGGATACTTGTCAATCTCGTAGGCATAATACTTGACATTGGTGAAACCCATCTTATCGAGACAGTATCTACCCGTACCAATTCCGTCATAGAGAGAGAGTACAACTATTTCTTCGTCCCTCGGTACATCTTTGAGAGCGTGATTTAGCAGGTGGATGATGACCTCTGCCGTCCAACCGTTACCTAAACCTTTGTAACCTTGCGTTGCGGAAACCGCTTTACAATAATCGTCGGGCATGGTCTGCAAACGACAACATTCTGTGACTGTAAGTTTACGGATTATGTAGTAGCCATCTATCAATTTGATGGGGTATGTTTTACCCTTGATGGTTATTTGACCGTCTTTAACTTCATAAACCGTATAGGTCTTGTTATCCGCAGATGAGATTGCTTTTACAGGTACGCCACCTACAAACTCAGTGGGGGTGGCAAAAGCATCTATGATATATTTCCTACTATCGCCGTCCAAGCAGATACTCTTACAATCTGTTTTATAAACCCTTGTCGCCTGTGCGGGTTGCCCTTTATTATTGCTTGTATTTTCGCATACTATTTTCCCAAGTAACTGACCATCCTTATCGCCGTGGTAGTATTCATCGCTCAGTTCAGCTAAAGCATAATCAACTGGAATAGCATACAATCCTGTTTTCGGCCCGAGACCTCCACCGTTTGCGGTGAGGTTGACCGATTTACCCTCAATGCTGTATAATCTCATCCCTTGACTATTTTTAAGAGTGCCATCGGGACTCGGATAACAACCTACTCGGACAGGTTCACATATTGGGTTGTCTTTCAAAACTGTAGATAGAGTGTTTGTTTTACCATCGTTTCGAGGGTGAAGCTCACTCACTTCATGGAATCCGTGTTTTATTTCTCCGGCTTCGTACTGCTTACGCAATTTTTTTGCTTTTTCGCTTCGTTCATATCGCATACAAACAGGTTCAGCAACAGCGTTATCTTTTTGAACCGTTGTGAGAGCATTTGTTTTCCCATCGGTTCGCGCTTCATAGAACTGTTCTGTGCCACCCTCGCCTTTAGTTGATCGGTTACCAGTGTCCTCATACCTACCGCGCTGCGCTACGCATACAGGCTCTGCGACAGTAATCATGCCATCTGAGCCAATCCCCTTATAAGAAGAAGCGGTTAAAGTGTTTGACTTTTCCTCATTTGTTTTGAAGTTTTTTAACAAATATCGAGGGTTTCCGTGTTTTACAGGTTCAGCTACCATACTCCTCTGACTTCTCTCAAGTGTGTTCCACGCCACAGCACCGTCATAACTCGCTGTCATACAATAGGACTTTTCGTTCTGAGATAAATCTGTGCCAGTTTCAAGAATATCCTTTATCAAGATACCTCTATCTTCGGGTTGCTCTATATCACCAAAATTGGTTACATAAAACCTCTGTCGATTCTGTGCTGATACTAAAGCCGAATTTATGTAAGTGAATCTCACATCGGGATCAACACCCACGCCTAATTCTTTGGCTATCTGGTCTTTGATTGCTTGAGCTGCTGATTTATTGTTTTCATAAAGAAAGAAGTCGGGATTAAATTTTTCTTTAGCGATAAGATAGTTTTTGAACAGCTCCCATCCCATACCAGATGGCTCAGTTTCACGATTATTTTTTTGTGCAATACTCCAATGAGTACATGGACTACCGCCTATTAGAATTTTTATCGCCATTTATGTACCTCCTTCCTCGATAAAGTAGCATCTGTTCTTCCGGTAGGTCGTGCATCTTTTCTTATACGACTTGATTAAATAACCAATATCGTCTACGAAGTCGTAACAAATAGGGTCTTGCTTGTCCTCGAAAGCTCTTGCTATCCTACCGATGCTTTGGGTTATTACTGCATAATCTTTCTGCGGTGTAGCCATGTAAAGTCGCTCTAAGCATGGAATATCGAGTCCTTCTTTGGCGAGAGAGTAAGTAGCAAACAGAAACTTTTTCTTTCCAGTACGCATATCCTCAATCGCTTTTTCCCGCTCTGCCTTGCCCTTTTTGGTTGTCATCTTACCGCTTATCATCACCGCCTGTCTCCGCATATCAGAGGGAAGGGTGTTCATAAGCGTTTCGAGATGTTCCAAACGGTCGGACAGAATGAGGGAGGAGCGTTCACTCTCACTGACTATCCACGAACTGATTTGATGATTTCGCTCGCCATTTTCGCACAGATAGGTAATGAGCTTCGTGTAGTTGAGAGTCCCGTCAGTGTTAATGCACTCTCTTCCGGGCTTTATCCCGGTATAGATAGGTTTTACACCAACCTTCATAATACGGTCTCCAACCGCTTCATCCGGGACAGTGTAAACCACCTGACCGAGTAGAGCGTAGGTTGCAGCTATCATCCCATCGGAACGATGGACGGTAGCCGACAACCCGAACTTATGTCGGGCAGACAAGCTGTTCAGTACCTTATAGAATTGAGTCATCGCCGTAGGTGTCCCGGAACATCTGTGACACTCATCGACTATGATGACATCCCATAAGTACTTGTACTGAGCAAGGTCTAAGCGACACATCGTTTGTATGGTTGCGAATGTGATACCCTTCCCGATACTCACCTTACCTTCGGTGATTGTCCCGATAAGCGATTCCTTCATGTACTGTTCGGCACGAGTTTTACTTTGGTTGAGCAGGTCTTTCGTGTGAGTCAACCACAGTGTCCTTCTGCCGAGCCGTTCCACAATGGATATTCCCATCTGCGTTTTTCCGCTTCCTGCCGGGCTTTGAAGGATTCCGTAGTGCTTTGCAAGCACCTCATCGACCGCCTTTTGTTGATAGTCATATAACGGTACTCGACATTTGAAGTCTATCGGAGCTGCTTCGGAGAAGTCTGCAAAGGTCTCAACACCTTGAAGCATTGGAGCGATTGCTCTCAGCGTACCGAAGGGAAGGATGAGAGCATTTCCTCGGACTTCATATAGCGACAGGATTTCGGGGGTGTTTCCGACCCAAAAGTGCATTCGCACCTTCTTAGAGTAGTCGGGATTTCTGATTTTAAGATTTTGGCTGCACCATTGAATCAACTCCTGAGAGGGATTCTCGACTGTAATAGTACTGCCGACTGTCACTTGCATTTTGCAATCCATTTATCGAGGGGCTTCCCGTACTCGAATATGTCTTGCGCCGTCATGGATGACTTCGCATTCATGAACACTTTGATTGTAAAGTGAGGAATCATGTAGACCACCTCAGCGAGTTTGATTGCAAACCAACCTTCGCCGTTTCCACACTCTTTCCACAAGCTCATTGAGGAATCCTGATTTTCCTCAACTCTACTGAGCGGGAATCCTTTCCCGGAGCATACCTTACAGTCGATGAGGTATGCCACCTTACTTCGCACTGCGATTACATCGGCGGGTTGCCCCGCTTGATTTTGAGCCAAGTTATGACACCAAAACCCATGATTGAAGAGGATTTCGCACAACTCGGACTCAAAGCTGTTGCCAAGTTTCCGATTGCTCATCTCATTCCTCCAATCCGAAAATATCCTCCATGATAGCCTTGAACTCCTCGGCAATCTCTTCCCGGTCATCTTCATCCAAGAGCTTTATCCGGGAAATGAGGTCGAGGGTCTGACATTCAATATCTGAACGAGTAGACCTGACCTCTTGCCGTTCTTCTTCGACCTCATCCATCAGTTCTCGAAAGTACTGAACTGCTTCATAGCCCATGTACTTATCAATCAAGTACTCGAAGTCTTTTGCATCAAAGAGGGTTTCTATCTTGTCATCACTCAGTTTCAGTACTCTCGGCATTGCGACGAAGCACCTCCTTCAAAAGCTCCTCGGTCGTGAACTCGGAGAGTGAAGGGGAAAGAGATTCCAAGATGGAAGATTTCAGATAGAAAGCGGGACGAACGCCAAAGTTACCATTGTAAGCATTGCCGTCGCTCAAACTACCATCCGAGCGGACAGTCCGAGCGTAGTTGGCGTACCCATTAGACTCAGTGCTATACGCAGTTGCAAGCCACCACCAATCATCAAGGTTAGGGATTACAGAACGGTACTTGCGGTACATATCGCAAGTGAGAAGGAAAATCTTCTGAGTGGTTTCCCCATAGTCCTTCAAGCCATCATCAGAAGTCAGGTCGATAGTCGTAGGGATAAGTGCCGAAGTGTCTGCACCATTGGCTTTGAGCTTCTTGATGAACTCACCGTTGAGATATTTGCAAAGCGTACCCTTCGGGAAGTTGTTGCTGTTGCCCTCATCGAAGGGCATATTGCCGATGAATTCCTTAGCGAGAACAAGAATCTTGTCCTGCTCAACATCGAGAACGATGCAATCCAAACCGTCGTAGTTGATTACGCTCGAAGGAGCGATTTTGATGTTTGTTTTTGTCATAACGAAAATCTCCTTTGATTTTTGTTTCAGGTTGTGCTATAATGATAGCGGGTTAATTTCCTTTGCCGCTTACGGTGTTACCGCGCCGTACTTTTTGAAGTACCATTCTTCAAACTCCCGGCGATGCTCTTCATCCTTCAAATACCGGGAAACTGTTTTGGCGAGAAGTCTGTCGATTCTCTTTTTCGTAGACTCCTCTAACGGAGTACTCACTCACAAACTCCCATCTTCGATTCATAGTCATCGAGGATTTCGAGGGAAGTCTCGATGATGCTTTCCGCTTTCGCACCCTTACGAACTCCACGAAGGACAGAACTCATCTCCGTTTTCTCGGTGATAACACCTCGTTCTTCGAGACGATTCACGAGCCAAGCGTTCGTAAGAGTGTTCCGATAGAGCATCAATCGGATTCTGTCTCGTTCTTCTCTCACATGATCAACCTCCTTTTTCTTAAACTTTGTATACAACAACGGATGACAAAACTCGTCTCTAATGGTATAATAGTATTGCCACATACCTAATACAATTGAGGAGCTTCTGCAAAGAAAGAACTTGTCGAGGGGGTCTTTCTTGTTGCCGTTTGTTGTTTACAAGTATATTATACCCCCCTTTTTGGAGTTTGTCAAGTGGTTTTAGGAAAAATTCAAAAATAATTTTCCCACCATTGAAGGATAATCCGAACACCCTATTCTTTATAGGGATACTGTTCGGACAAACAACAAAACACCGAGTAGAGTAATAAGCTCTGCTCGGTGTTTTGTTGTGGGTGGGTAGAGCGGGTAGAGAAAAATCGCAATTTCTCATAAACTCTCTTATAGTAGCTCGCTTATAGACTACTTTATGAAAAACATAGATTTACTCTACTCACTCTACCCGTAAGGAGGAATATATACTCAACAGTCTGTCGGCTGAGTGAGCCGTTTAGGACTTTTTCAGTTCGAGAACATCCGCTTCTTCGTCAAGCTCAGGCAGTCCGCCTATCGACATGAGCAGGGATATGATTCCGGCAAGAGCAGAAGCCGAAGCGACAACTGCCCAATTAACATCACCGATAACGGCGGATGAGCCGATAACGCCGACAGCGGTCTGCGCGACAGTCCGAAGCGCGCGGATTCCCGCCGCTTTAATCCATTTCACAAAATCAAATTTCTTTTTCATGCTCATTCTCCTTTGCTTTTCATGATAAAATCGTACATATTCTTCGCTATCTGCGCGACTTCTTGCCGTGTCATGTTGTCATGCCAACGAAAATTGCCGTCGCCGTCCCCGGCGAAGATTCCGTTTGCTTTCGCCCATTCGGTCGCCGGTATAGCCCACTCGGACGGCTCATTGTTGTTCTCCGGCTTTTCGTCAGGCGGTTTTTTTAAGATGTAGTTGAAGTCGACAGCTCCTTTAACTCCGGGAACATATCCCTTGCCGAACTGCCATATCTCCATGCCGTACTCGCTGACCGGCGCCGTCTCTATCGGCACGTCT